TCGTTCAAGGACTCTCGCCACATCAAGCCAACCACCGCCTTCAAGCACATCATCAATTGCATTCCACACTTCTTCATGAGTCAGTGAAACCCATTGACGCTTTGGTGGTGCGGTGTAAAGAGGCGCTGTGTGCGGCGGATCAGGCTGCATAACAAAACAGTCAGGCCACCCATGAATGCGCTGGTCGATCCACGCCACTGGCTCTTGCTTTTCTTCCAGTGCTTGGCGCAGTGCGGTGATGGCTGCGTTTTCATTTGCAGCTTGTTCTGGGTCTGCGACAGGGTTTGTGCAATTCCCTTCCAACGCCTCTAGCGCCATCTGCATAGCTTCTCTGCTCATGCTCTCACCCCCAAGCCAAACGGATCATGCCAAGCCCTCACGACCTTGGGCTCACGCTTCTTGTAGGTCCGGTACTCATCTTTGACCGCAAAGCAGGCCACCATCGTTTGCTTCCAGGTCACATCCTGCTGCTTGGGCCCTTTGGTCTTAACCACCAAGTCATCGCCTGCAAGCTCAACCAGCAACTGATCAGCACGGCGCGCGGTGATCTTGAACTTCTCCCCGATATGCTCTGCCGTAACGGGATGCTTGAGCCTACGCAAGTAATCGAAAATCAACTGCTTTCGCTTTTCTTTTGACATTATTTTGACCTCACTGCCTTAACTTTCTTCCAGTTCCTGTCCTGTGCTTGTTCATAAAAATGGGCCATGCCGCCCATTTCAAGCTTATGCCTTTGATTATGAGCCTTGGTTTGGGAGCGTTCTTTCGCTTCTCGGGTTGACTTTCGTTCGTCCGCAGGCGTATTGAGCGTCTCCGGTTGATGCTTTTTAAGATAGGCAATGATCACATCGTGAGACGCATTGTTCACCAGCCGTTCCCACATCCCCGGAACGTAAGCGGCCATGAATCTTGATGGCAGGGTATGCATGTGTCTTTTAAATCGTGGTGTTCGTTTCAGTGCATTGAACTGTTCCCACGTCAAGCGGTGATCATTCGCAAACCATAAACACAGCTTGGTCATGTAAATGTTGCCTAGGGAATGGGTCATTAACCATCGATCCCACGCCTCTTGCAAATCCTCTTGTTTGACCTCGGCAGCGGCCTCACCGAACAGGTCTAACAAAGATTGTTGCTGTCCTTTTTCCATGTGTCTTTCTCCTTCATTCGATGCTCATAGACTTCCATCAGCAGTTCTGCTGCCTCCTTGATTTTGAACTTCTCGTTAGTGCAATAGTCAGGCAGACCCTCTGCATAGCCTTCCAGCCATGCAGCGAGCAGGGCAAACTTATAGTCAGGACTCATGACGTTGTGCGCCCTCTAATCAAGTCAGAAATCCCCCACCGTGCCACAGGGTCTGCAATTTGTGCGCAAATCTCGCGCTCCTCTTCCACCATTTCTTTGACAAGCTTGGCAAGTTCTCGGTCATCCAGCTCATAAACAACCCATTGCTTGTTAATCTTGCGCACTTCCTTGATCCCATGGGCCTTGGCCCGTGAGCGGAGATCAAAGATCAGTTCGCGGTTCTCAAAGGACACCATCCCCTTCATGACGATTCCTCACTACGCTTCATGAAAGACGGATTAATACTCGCCTCATCATCAGCGTCCAAGATTTCAATGAGCCGTGTTAAATGGCGCACAAGCCGCCACTCGTGATGATCCAGGGCCACTTGGATAACTTGGACAATGGCTTCGTGATCCTTAGTCATCGTCGTTCTCCCCTTGAGTGCTATAAGCTGTACAGATCATTAAAAACACGGCCTTGAAAGCTTCTTCTTTAGTCAATCTTCCTCGGCTAACCGTTTCGCGTATGTATGTCGCCGTACTCCAAGCAAGCGCATAAATGACAGCATCAGCCTTGTGACCGTGAAAGAGCTCATCCATCCCAAGCATCACCACGTGGCTTTCTTTGATGAGTGCTTCTTTGTCGTCGGTCATAGCGACCTGCCTTGCAGCCGCTCGGAAACGAGCTTTGCGTAACCTGCAATGTCTTCCCAGTGATCAACGACGTCGGCGTTACCATTAACAACCCTGGCGATCTTAGTAAGGATCATGTCAAGTGCTTCAGCCTGATCATCAGCCAGCCGCTTGTTTCGTGCGCCAAGCTCCCTGTAGAGCACGCTCTTAAACTCTTGAGCGGTCTTGGCAAGCAAGATAAACGTGCCGTAGCTTTTTGCACGCTCTTGCAAAAGCGTATGGACAGCCACAGGCTTTTGAGTCTCCCCAAGCTCTTTAAATTCCAAACCAAAAAGAGCATTCAATCCGGGTTTTAATTCAGTGGCAAGTTGAGCGCGAGTGAGCCCTTCTTTCTTAGGCTTGCGAGGACCGAGCTTACGGCCTTTCAGGGGTGAAGGCCCAAGCTTACGGCCCTTCAAAGGTGATGGCCCTTTGCGTGGACCGAGCTTACGGCCCTTGAGGGGCGACGGTTTCTTTGCTTTCATCGTTACTCTCCTGTTGAAAATAATGCCTTGTAAAAGGCCCACTTGGTTTTGTAAAAAGGATCCTCACTCGGTGGGATCCAGGTATCGCGTGGTTCACGCCTAATGTTAATCGCCAAGCCAACGCCGCGAAAGTTGTACTCGATCGTTTCGATCGGTTGGTTGTCAATGTCTTTTGCACCACGCAGATCAAAACGCGTGAGCGTCTTGGCACTTGGTTGATGACGAAATCTTGCCAGTACATCGGCCCCTGACTTCCATTGACGTTCTTCCATCTTCTTTCTCCTGTATTAAAAAGGTGCTTCCTCAACACCTTCAAGAACTATACGCCGTTTTTGCTGCTTTTTGTGCCACTGGATGATTTTTTTTCGTTCTTCCGCTGTTCTAAATGGCCATTTCATTTGTTCAGGACTGATAGGAAAGTCAGTCTCCTTTTTCTTTGCGGTAGGCATTGTATTCCTTTAAGAGTTGTTCATGCATAACGTGAAGCTTTTGCAAACGCTCATCGGTCTCTGCCCAACGCAGCTTCCAAACCCTCATCGCTTCAATGTGATTGACGGCATACATGAGAACGCGCGCATCTTCCATGTTGGTCATCTGCTCGGCAATCAACCGCAGGCTGTCAGTTAGATGTTGCATGGCACTTGGTCCTTGGTCCGTTGTTCATCATCACTACTCATCGCTCTTTCTCCTTTCAGGGTTGTCAATCTTCCATGAATACACGGCGACGTTCATACGATACTGGTACTCCAGTTTCTGTATCTCCTGCCGTAACCGATCCATTTTGTGCTGGTAGTACATTATGTTTGCGTGCAGCCCGTCGCGCGAGAGCTGCTTGAGTTGTTCGACGGTGCTCAAGGATTTCATCCTCCAAAAGACAAATTGCTGATTCATCCAAGGCATCAAGTACATTGACACGGCCCCGCCGACTGTCCGTATGCTTGAGCTCAATCCATACCGAAGAGATATCCACCTGCTCAGGAAAGCCAAGCAAGGGTTTTTCTTCCAATAAATCGTACAGCACACTTACCTCAAACGTCAGTGTCGTCGGAAACTTTTGCATACATATCCTCTTTTTCTGTGAACCTTCCTTTAGTGTCTCGTTTCTGTCGCCTGGAGATCTTCTCCTCGGCATAACGCTTCTCAACAATCGCAGCCTTAACAGGATCAATCTCCCGCAGCAGCAGGAAGTACTCTTCTTCCACCATCATCCCAAGCACACCGCCCAGGGACTGCTTGTAATGGTCGGCAACTTCACGAAGCATGGTGTACTGCTCCGTGCGAATACAGACCACCGACCAGGGCGTCTTACGTTCTGAGGGTGGTGTCTGCGGCTTCTTAACGACACGACGCTTGGCCCTACGTTTCTTAGGCTTAGGCTTTGGCTTGGGTTTAGGTTTGGGAGGATCGACGTAAATGCCCAGCTCACGCTGTTTATTGCGTTGCTGGTAAAACTCCTTGAACGTCGTAACAGGCTTGAATTGGCGAATAGCCTTTTCTTTGGCCTGCTCTTTACGTAGTTGCGCTATAGCTCGTTTGAGTGCATCCATCTTTCTGCTTTATATAAAAATGGGCCACATGCTGTTGATGTGGCCCGAAGACAGTTGGGAAGCTGTCTAGGAGTAACACTACGAAAACAGCCTTCATTATGCAGCCTCTCCCCAACTTGGTCCAGTCTCTACATCAACACGCGAAGGCACTTCCAGATCAACGGCAGTGGCCATGATATGAGCGGCTTCTCGTGCTTCTTCGACTGTGTTAACCGACAGTGCGATCTCATCATGCACCTGCAAGAGGATGCGAAAGCCAGCTTTGTGCAGTGCAACCATCGCAGCCTTGGTCTGATCCGCCGCAGAACCTTGGATCAAGCGGTTTAAGCCTTTGTACGTCATCGCACGGCGAATGGGCTGTGGGCCATACTGCGCGGCAGCTTCTTCTTTAGGCAGTGCCTTGTGCAACCCCCAGGCCACCGGTTCCCACAGATCAAAACGACACTTGCGCCCTAACAGGGTATGGATTGCGCCTTTGGAGCCACGGTGGTTGATCTTGTTCATCACAGCATCGATCGTTCCACGCAGAAAAGGCACCTTGTCATGGAAGGTGCGCATCAACGCTTCTGCCTCTTCAACGGGCAGCTCAAGACTGTTGGCAAGCTTGGCCTTGCCCATGCCATACATAAGTCCCAAGCCGATGGTCTTAGCCTGTTTGCGTTTAATCCCTGCCAGATCAGCCACCATCTGGTGAAAGTCCGTATCAGGATTGTCGCGGTAGGCTTGGGCCATGTCCTCGGCACCGTTAAGCCCAAGCCGTGTGGCGTAATGCACCAGGAGCCGTGGTTCTTGAGACGAGAAGTCATTGGCCGCCCACAGCTGACCCTGCTCGGGCAGGAAAAGCCCACGCACCATCGGACCGATGATCTCGTGTCTTGCGGGCACCTGCTGGAGATTAGGCTGCGACATCGAAAGCCTGCCTGAAACGGTGCCACCATCATCCGATCGGATCTGGTTGATATGCGGGTGAATGCGCCCGTCAACGACTGAACACTCCAGGTAGGGGCGAAGAAAGGTGTTATGGGTTTTATTGAACTCACGCGCCTCCACGATCTTCTTGCATATGGGATGCGCATGCATGGCAAGAAAGGATTTGGTAAAGCTTGGTGCGCCTTTTTCAGTACGTGGGTACTGGATGCCTAAGTGATCAAAGCCCTTTGCGATGCTTGCCGCAGCCCAGATGTCGATCGGATTGCCACAGGCTTGATGAAGCTCTTTGCGGATATCCTCTTCGCGTTGACGCAGGTCTTCGATCAGCTTGGAAGCGCGATCCCGATCAAAGCGAATACCTTTTTGCGTAAGCTCCATGAGCACGGGAAAAAGCGACATCTCCAGATCGAAGATGGGCGTGAGATTGTCTTTAATCAAATGGATCTTGAACTGCTGCCAAAGCTTCAAAGCCAATGCAGCATCCTGCTCGGCGTACTCGCCCACAAACATCGCAGGCAGTCGCCAGAGTTCTTTCTTTGGATGAACACCAAACTGCTTGGCAGCGTCTTTCAGGCCTTGTTCTGATTTAGCTTCTTTTAAATAGTCAAAGCCCAATGAGCCTAGGGCATAGCTGAACCGGTTCTCATCGATAAGAGCTGCTGCAACCATGGTGTCAACGATTCGTCCCCGAACATCGAATCCGCTGGCGCGTAGCCAGCCGATGTCGTAGGCTGCGTTGTGCATGATCTTGGTGGCGTCAGATTGCAGAACCCTTCGCATGAAACGCTCGACGATCCCTCGGTCAAGGTTGCCTCCAGCTTCATGCCGAACAGGGAAATAGCCTGACCATCCCTCAACAGCAACGGCGTAGCCGACAATGAAACCATCATTTCTCGGCCATCCTGGTCCGTAAAGTTCCATATTTGGATCACAGGTTTCCAGGTCGATGGCGATTTCTTTTGCATCGGAGAGATCCGGGAGGGAGAAAGGTGGTGTCCACTCCGGTACAGGAAATGTAGCAGAGGGTGTCTTCAATGGTTTCACAATTTAAAAGCTCGATCGTAGTATTGAGGGCGTACTAAATGCAAGGACTTTCTTGTTCTTGTCAGCCCGACATACAGTAAACGATTGATGTCATCAGGATTACTCTGGTATTCCTGTGCTGATTTAGCACTTAGATCGGTCAATAAAAGCACATGATCGGCCTCACCACCTTTAGCTGCGTGGATCGTGGACAGTTTGATCTGAGGCTTGTCCATGAGCCGTGTGCCACGGCGCAACAAAGCAATCACATATTCACGCTTCTCATCAGGAATCTTGGTCAGTGCCTCATGCCAGATCAGCGCAGCTACTTGAGGGGTCAGCCCCCATTGCTCTTGCAGGATCTGTATGCTGTAGACGCCGTTTTCTGGCGCATTAGGCAGACTCTTAAATCCACGCTTTACAGCGTTCGTAGGAAGATAACGGTAGATCTGCTGGATCATCGTAAAGTTAAGTTCCCGGCCATTACGCAACGCCTCCCAGCCAAGCACCGCACTCAAAATACCCTCACTGATACTGCGCTGGCCAAATCGCTCAAACAACAATCCCTGGCTCTTGAGCCATCCATGAATGTCATTGAGCATGTAGTTAGCGGAGGCCAGCACAAGCCACTCGCCTTCTGACACATCAACCTCAAAGAAATGGTTATGGACGGCGACCTCGCCTTCTTCCTCACGCGACAACCAGTCCTTGTCCTGGCGATGCTTAATGCGCTTCACGATCCGATTAGCCAGTGCGTGGACCTTAGAAGGCACACGGTACGATTGCCCAAGCACAAGGATGTCGCCTGGAAAAGTCATGAACGAGTCAACATCGGCCCCGGCCCAATTGTAGATCGCTTGATCGTCATCGCCTGCCAGCAACACGCGGCTAGAACGGTTAGCGAGATCCCGTACCATGTCCCACTGCAATCGCGATAAATCCTGGCATTCATCCACGATTAA